AATCAAGTGAAGCCTCCAGAATTAATGATCCCCGATACTGGCCTAATGATCCCAGAAATACTGAATATTATTCTGAAAGTAGGAAGAATACTGAAGAACAGATTAAAGCCTATCAGGGTTGGGTTGGAGATTGCGTTTCATTAATTGCTGAAAGAGTTGCTTCAATTCCATTAAGATTATATGACAGAGAAGATAAATTGATAGATGAACACCCTTTTTATGATTTAATGACGCATATCAATCCTGATGTAACTGGTTTTATGTTTTTGGAGTTATTGCAAACCTACCTTGATTTGACTGGAGAATGTTATGTTTTGATGGCTAAAGATAAGTTGGGAATACCAAGAGAATTATATTTCCTACGACCTGATAGAATGACACCGGTAGTCAAAGAAGGAATTATTGATCATTTCCAATATAGAAAAGAGATGAGAGAACTTATTTATCCTCGAGAAGACATTTTATACTTCCGATATCCTAATCCAACTGATCCTTACCGGGGAGCAAGTCCTGTTCAGAGAAAAGCTTATGCCTATGATACTGATCTTTATAATATGATTTATCAATTAAATATTTTTAAAAACGGGGCACATTTAAAAGGCATATTAGAGACAGAAGCCAATTTAGATGAAGACCAAGCCAAAAGATATTTAAATTTATTTGAAGAGACTTATGGAGGTATGAGCAATGCCCATAAAACAGGAATATTAGTTGGTGGTCTTACTTATAAGAATATAGGAATCCCCAATAAAGATATGGAGTTTATGTTACTGGCTGACTGGACTATGAGACAGTTGGCCAGTGCCTATCATACCCCACCGCAGAAATTAGCACATCCAGAAAATACAAATCTGGCTAATATGAAAGCTCTGGATGTTGGCTGGAATAGGGAATGTATATTGCCAAGACTAACCAGAATAACTGATATTCTGAATAGTTTCTTGATACTTCTCTACAAGCAAGATGGTTTATATTGTGAATTTGACAATCCTGTACCAGAAGATGAGGAATTTTTACTGAAAAAAAGAGAAGTTAATCTAACACATTTTGTAATTTCTCCTAATGAAGCCAGGATAGAAGATAGATTAGAACCAGTTAAGTGGGGTGTATCACCGCTTGCTCCTATGAACTTACTGCCTCTTGGTGGAAGTGAGTCTTCAGAGAAAAGAGAAACAGAAGTAGAAATAAAGGAATTATCTGAAGATTTTAAGAGAAAATATTGGGAGCTATATATTAAGCATATTACACCATTTGAAAACGAATTTAAAAGGGAAACTATCAAATATTTTCAGGAACAGGAAATTGAGATATTAAGGGCATTAAGGGAAAAGAAAGATATCCAACAAAAGGATATTAAAGATGCTTTGAAAATTCCCAAAAGTAAAGAGCAGATAGAAAAATATGCCAAGATAGCCATTCCTAGAATAACCGAAATGGTAATGATGAACGGGAATAATGTATATGCTGAATTAGGTGTTTCTGGAAGCTTCGATGTAAGTAATCCTAAAGTGGTTAGCTGGATTAAGAAAAAAGTTGGAATGCTGATAAAAGAAATTCCCGAAACTACCCTGGATAAGTTAAGAAGAACTTTAGCTGAAGGTGTGGATGCTGGGGAAAGTATTCCTAAACTGGCCAGTAGGATAAGCAGTGTCTATGAGGAAGCTAAGGGTTATAGGTCGGTCAGGATTGCCCGAACTGAAACCATTGCAGCAAGTAATCAGGGTGCATTACAGGCTTATGATCAGAGTGGGGTAGTGGAGAAAAAAGAATGGTTACCAGCAGGAGATGCTTGTGAAATTTGTTTGGATATTGTCAATGATGGTGCTATCGGTTTACATGAAAATTTTAGTGGTGGGTTTGATTGCCCACCGGCTCACGTTAATTGTCGTTGTACTATATTACCAATTTTAGAAAGAGAATAGAAAGTGAGGTGATTAAATTATTATGGAAAAGATAATTAGAAAAACTTTTGAATCAGAAACAAAAGAGGTTGATGGTGAGAGGGCCTTAAATGTTACTATCACGACCAGAGATAAGGATAGGGATGGAGATATTGTCGAACCTCAAGGGGTGAAACTGATTAATTTTAGGAAAAATCCTGTAGTCTTATTAGCCCATGATTACCGGGGACTGCCGATTGCCAGGGCTGAAAAGCTGGAAAAAACAGAAGAAAATATTAAAGCAAAAGTAATATTCCCGGAAGAAGGCACTTATCCGATAGCCGATACAGTTTACAACCTGTATAAAAATAAATTTATGAAAGCTTGGAGTATCGGTTTTATACCCCTGAAAACTGAAGATATCGATGCTGATGATATTGCCGAAGATGAGGAAGGGAATAAAATCAGAAGCGGTGGAAGGCGGTTTAAATCTGTTGAATTGCTGGAATTTTCAGCCTGCTCCGTACCAGCTAATCCCCATGCCTTAAGCAATATGATAGACAAAGGGATTAATCTTGAGCCATTAAAGGAAGCCGGAATTATTGAGATAGAAAATGGAAAAGAAGTCGTAAATAAGCCGGAGGAAACTGAAACTCATATTCATATTCCAGTAAGAGATAAAGATGATTTTGTCCAAGAATCATTCAGAACTATTACTATTGGTAAGGAGAATGAAGGGATACAAGCAGTAATAGGGAAATTAAAATCTGATCCTAATGGATCAACTAAAGTTCAAAAATATATTTTTGATAAATCAAAAGGCTGGACTATGGAAAAGGCTAAAAAGTGGGTAAAAGAGCATGGTAAATCTATTGATTTAGAAGATTATAAAGAAAAAGGAGTAATACCGTTTAAAGAAACTCCAAAGGCACCTGAAGATGAGGACTGGGATGCAGCAAAGGAAGTAAGAGAAGCAGAAGTTTCAGATCTTAAAATTATGTGTGCCTGGTATGATTCAGAAAATCCTGATATTAAGCAATCATATAAATTACCCCATCATAAAGCTAAAGGACATGCAGTAGTATGGAAAGGTGTTGCCGCAGCAATGGCTGCTTTGATGGGAGCCAGAGGTGGAGTGGCGATCCCGGAAAGTGATAAAAAAGGTGTTTATAATCACTTAGCTAAACATTACAAGCAGTTTGATAAAGAGCCTCCGGAATTGAGAGATTATGAATCTGAAGAACTGGGAAAGTTATTCCCCGATGAAGATGTAAGAAAATCTTACAATGCTGAAGAAATCTATGAAATTGTAAAACTTAATAAAGAATTATTGGAAAAAGTAAAAGAGCTTGAATTAAAAACTGGAGCAGTTTTAAATGCTAAAAATAAGACAAATTTAAAACAAGCACAGCAATTAATTCAAGAAGTATTAGATTCTGCTGAACCTGAAGAAGATAGTCTAAATAATGATAAAGATAATGAAAAGGAAATTGAAGTAATTGATGAAAATGACAGTATAAAAGATGATGATATAAAAGACAAAGTAACAGATGAAGATGAAGTAGAAGTAGATGATGAAATAATTTCTAAAGTAATTAATGAAAGTCTAAATTATCTGGTTGGGAAAGTAAAATTTAATGCGAAACATAATCAAAAGAAAGGAGTTGATTAATCGTGAAAATGACAACAGAGGAATTAGGTGCATTGGTAAAAGCTGAATTTGATAAGGCTATTGCACCATTACTGGAAGTTAAGAGACCGACAGATGAAGATGGAGAAAAGAAGGAACTAGAGAAAAAATTATTTCCAACTTTTTCGGATTTCTTGAAATCTGTAATGCAGAAAGATGCTAAGCTGATTCAATATCGGGAAAAAGTATTATCAATGGGAAGTGATCCAGAAGGCGGATACTTAGTTCCTGAGGAATTCATTCCCGAATTAAAACAGGTAGCTTCTGAGGAGGGAATAATCAGACCTCTAGCAACTGTATTACCTTCGAGTAGAGAACATCCTGATACCGCAGTGGATATCCCAGTATTAGACCAAGCTGGAGCTAGTTCAAAAGACTTTTTCTCTGGAGTTTGGTTTGTTTGGACTGCTGAGGGTGCATCAAAAACAAATAAAGAACTTAAACTTGACCTCGTAAAACTTGAACCTCAAGAATATTCTGGTTATGCTGTATTAACAGATAAGCTGATCCGTAATGCCAGTGTTTTAGGTGCTTATGTAAAGCAAGTTTATAGTAGGGCTCAGGTAGCTTTTGAGGATTATCATTTCTTACGGGGAACTGGAGTAGGACAGCCATTAGGTATTATTAATTCTCCTGCTTATATTACTGTAACAAGAAACACTAAATTGACTGTAGTCTTTGCTGATATTCAGGGAATACTAGAGCAGATTTTACC